GAACCCAAAGTTACAGTTCCCGGCGTTGCCGCTCTGACAGCCTGTACGCCTGCTGGAGCGCCGCCTACCATAGCGACAGTGGGGTCAAACTCTGTGACCTGACCTGTCTCCGGATTGTATGCTGTGCCACCCAGTGCGCCTGCTGTGTATTGGTCGCGCATGTACTGGTCAATACTTCCAGCCACTTCTGGGGCTGACTGCACCATGCCCCTGATCGTTCCCATAGGGTCTTGACCGAAGTCGTATATGGCATGAAGTGCTGATTTCAGTCCACGGTAGGCCGGGGCGTATGTTGGGTCTACTTCAACCTCACCGTACTGGGCTGGGATTTTATCAGACGCAACCCCAACGCCTCTGCGTGTCGATGTATAGCCTGTAGGGAGGCTTTGTGCTGGGGATATGATCTCTCGTCTGACCGGTGCGAATGCTCCAAGCAGACCGCCAGTACCATACTCGTATTCCGGCTCGTTCAGATTCTGCCTGAGCGATGTCTGTGGCTGGGCCATACTATCGTCCTATAAACGGATTCATAGCCTTCTGGCTAATGTCTTGAACCTTACCTGCGTTGTCGATCTCAATACCCTGAGTTTGGACCCGATCCTTTTCGATCTTGGCACCGGCTTCCTGTGCCTTGATCTGGGTGTTCATGCGATCAGTCTGGGCTTTGAAGACGTCAACCTGATTATCCATCTGGTCGTTCTGTGCGGTGATCTGTAGCTTCTGGGCCTCAAGCTGGAGTTTTGACAGTTCTGCCTGAGCCTTGGCCTGCTCGATCTGCGCCCGCATCATCTCGGCCTGAGCCTTAGTCATCTCGGCCTGTGCCAGTATAGATGCTGGGTCTGGTTGCTGGCCTTGGGTCTGGGCCTGCTGTTGCATCTGCTGACGTTCTTCATCAGTCAACTGAGACAGCGGGATCATACCGGCTTTCATCATCTGCTCGCGCTTACGTTCAGCGATCTGGTCAGCACCGGGAGAGTTGACGTTCTGCATCATGATGTCGCCGGCAATCTGCATGATAGACGGATCAACCTTAGCCATCTCAATGATGACCTCCAGAGTCTCCTGCTGACGGTTCTTAAAGCTGGGACCGGCCTTACAAACGACATCGTACTTGCCTTGGTTCAGGTCGTGCAGCGTTACAATCTGACCGGTCTGCACGTCAATGACCTGCTGGTTCAGCGTTGTGACATCGTAGCTCTCGTCCTCGTACAGCACCCTGACGGCGCGTTCGGTTTCATAGACCTTTGGTATGGCATCAACCAGAAGCTTGCCTGTAGCGGCAATGGCGACCTGTAGAGCCTTGTTAAACTTGAATGTGCCGTTATCGCCCTTGTTCTGAAGCTGCTGTATAGCTACGCCAGACTGTAAGCCGGGGTTATCACCCATGTTGGCGGCAAACATACCGGCGGCGTACCCGATCATGCCTCTCATGGTCTCGGTGATCGTTCTCAGGCCCGGATTAATGATAGCGCCACCCTGCTGACCCGGCGGTGGTGCCTCTGGGTCCACGTTATAGAACTGTACTGGGTCGGAGTTGGTGTTCAGCGTGGAAAGCTGATCTTCATGCCCTGCGGCCTGTGCCAGTGTCATCCAATACTTCGGACGGGGTGACAGCGCGCCTTCTTCAATCTCGCGTGACAGGCTGTAGTTCATCACCCGCTGGGAGTCCATCAATCTCTCAATGACGCCAGAGTACAGGGTCTTGTGTTCGAATATCGTGTAGTTCGCAAAGCAGGGAATCACTGGTATCCGATTGAATACGGTTTCCTTCTTCTCGCCCAGCCATCCATCGGCATCAAAGAACCGGGAGCAGACGTACTTCTCTGGGCGCTTGCGGCGATCCACCTCGGTGACACCAGCGGCTTCCAGTTCATCGCGGATACTTGAGAACTCGTCATCATCGGCATAGGTCTGGCCGTTGGACATCAGGACAACTTGCCGCTCCTCGTACTCGCAGTAGAGAATCTCGCCAATCAGGACAACCTCAGCCTTGTCGAAGTATGCCTCACCGTCACGGTCATCTGACACGGAGTTACCATTAGAGTCAGGCCAGCGGCGCTCGAACTCGTCCTTGGCTACCGGGTGAAGCACAAAGCAATACCGGGCATCAGAGCGGTCTTGTTTCTCTGCGGCGGGATCAAACCACACCCTATCCACAAAGTTATGCACTTTCTCAATCAGCAGGTCTTGGTCAAAGGAATCAGAGTCAGCGTACTTCTGGACAACGCGCCAGCCGTCATACCCTGTAGTGATCATTCCACGGGCGCTGGCAGCATATACGTCTTTGGCGCTAGAGATGTTCTCGATGTTACGGATCAAACCGTCATAGGTCAGGGCGATCTCTTTGGTTGCGTCACCACCGGCAGGGGATACACGGATATCAAAGTCGGCCTGCTCGATCTCACCGGAGATCTGGTCGATGATTGGCGATACCATGTCGAATGTATAGCGGGGTCGCCCTTGATTGGCTTCCCACCAGTATGGCTCCCACTGGCCGTCACGCTTGTTTACGAACAGTATGGCTTCTCTGGCCCTCTCACGGTTGTCGTGGTCGGCACCCTGAGCCTTTGTCAGCATCTGGATTACCTTGCCGTGATCCTTGTATGCTTCCCCGCTGTAATGACGTTCTTCGCCCTCAGAACGCTCGCTTTCTTCGGAATATTCCTTGTCATCGTAGGTCGCCATCAGCCCCACCCTTTGAAGTTAATTTTGTTTGCCATCTGCACCACCGGCTTTGGTTTGAACATAGCCATCATGAGCGAGTCACCCATGTTCGGTGATGGTAACTCATACGGCTTCTTTGACATGTCGATTTTGGACATGACCTGAAATCTACCCGCGTTGTTTCGCTTCTGCGGAATGCGGCAGACTTCAGAACGCAACTGGTCCAAGTTATCAATACCTGACGACAAGGATATCAGATTATCAGGGTCAATGTACTCACCTTTTTCTACGGCCCTGTACGTTGCCTCGAACCGGTTTCTCAACTTCCACCAATACTGTGCGCGCTTGTTGGCGAATGTCTCCCGGTTTGATTTGGCCCTCTGTAATCCGCCAGTCTCATACGGCAGGTCAGGATCTTCTGGGGACTCGCTGCCCTTGAACATGTGATACTCAACCTTCTTGCCGTCCAGTGCCTGATCTACCTGACGCTTCAGTGATACCCCAAGCCCATCACAGTCCCATACAAACCAGTCCGCACTAGCAGATAGAGCAAGGTCCAGTGCCCAGTCCATACCCTCTGCGCTGTCTCCTGTGACCTTCTCGGTGACGTTCAGCACAACGGATCCGTGCATCAATGCGTAGCCTTTCGAGTCTCCACCCTCATCGCTTGGGTCATGTGCAGCTACCAATGCCCCGCACGGCTTGAATCCCAGCTTCTCATGGGAATCTATGGCAGCATCGAACCACTCAACCGGGATGATCGTGTCTTCCACCTCATCGTAATACTCACCCTCCCAAACGTGTCGATACAGGGCTGTTGACATATTCTTCTGGTCGTAAAGCCTTTCACGCTCCAAGACATCAGGAAAATACGGATTGTCATCGTGATTGATCCAGATGATCAGGTGCAGGTCGTCCTCGTAATACCTATCCCGGCGAAGCTGCTTTTCGAATGGTTTGATGAACCGTTGTGAGAATGGGTCAACGCTTGATCTGGGGTTCCCGGTCATCCATATCTCGGAGTCTTCTTCCCTGAGCGTAGGTGTGAGCGCCCGTAGGCTGTTATGGGAGATTGTCTGCGCTTCCTCTACCCAGAACCTCTTAAAGCCGTGCATGGACTTGATGGCCTCTGGTGATCTTGCCAGACCTTTGAACCGGAACGCTGGCTCATTCTGATACAGTATCTGCTGGGCCTGTACCTCGAACCCCTGAACATCCAGCCTATCAATCTCGGATGCCAGCAGTGCGTGTACTGAGTCGTCAATGGAGTTTTGGTACTCACGGAAGCACCCAGTCTTGATACCCTCCGTTTGAGATGCCATGAGACACAGATCAGCTACCGTCATTGACTTTGCTGAACCCCTCCCACCGATCACGATCTTTAGCCTTTTTTTCTTCTTGACCAGCGGCAAAAGTCGCTTCGGTATCTTCATGCTTGGCATATTGGATTTCCCGTCATGATCCAGCACTCACCGCAAAGTCTATTCGTACCTGACAGATGATTTTTCTTTTCTGGCTTTGGCTCGTCTGGCAATATCCATGGCAATGGCAACTGCCTGCTCTCTGGACTTGCCCGCTTTGATCTCTGCTGCGATGTTCTTTTCAATGGATTTCTTTGAATAACCTTTAGTCAGTGGCATCATCTTCTTCCATGATTTCTACACGCCATACGGTATCCACGTTGATCGGGCCGCCGTCAGCACCTGTAAGCTCTTTACGATCGGTCTGGACCCATCCTGCCTTGGTAGTCAGGTAAAGCCTAGCAGCAGCCATATCGCCACCCTTCGCAGCAGATATGACACTCCCAGCTATCTCCGATATAGCTAAACTCCGACCCTTTCTGAATGCCTCAAAAACTTCTGGCTGTCTTTCAAAGACTGCGCGTAGGGTGTTGTCGCATATACCGAAATAATGGGCAAGTTGCTCCATCGAAAGTGCAGATGCCAACTCGAAAACCTCAGCAGTCTCATGCTCGGTAAACACTCTTGGTGGTCTCATGGGTCTTTCCTGCGTCTTCGGTAAATTATGTCTTTAACTGTGTCCAATGGTATACCAGTCATCCGGTGTATCCGCATCGGCATACGGTTGTCTTCGTAATACAACGCAAGTATATGTTTGCGCATATCATTCGATATTTTACACGAACTGTTTACTTTTTTCATTCTATGATGCTGAACTCGTCTATTGGTATATGAATGACAGGTTCTATGTCCTGACTGTCTCCCCGATCTTTCCTTCCCCCTATCTTCAGCGAGTAATCGCAATACTTCAGGTTTGCCCAGCCGTCGATGTCCTTCCAGCGGACAATCAGTGAACACGGCACCCCAAGGTCTCGGATATACTGCTTTGCCGTCATGAACTTCTCTGCCGACAGCATGTAGGTAAAGTAATCATGCATATTACAGGTCCGGCACTTTAGCTCGTAAAACTTTCGGATCACGCCTTGATCATCCAGACAGGCATAATCCAACCTGTATCTGATCGGTAGCTTAACCAACTCCCAGCCGGGTAATAGTTTTTCTTTGATGCTCTCAGCCAGTGTGGCTTCTGACCTGAGCGATTCAGGCGTCTCGTAAATCGGTCTGTTCATGGTGCCTCCCTGTTGTCATTTCTTTGGCTCTGTCAGAAACAATCTGTCGAACCCTACATCTCTGCCTTCCATCTGGCCGTCTTCAATCTTGGTGATCTTTCCACCGGCATCAAGGAATGCTTTGATCTGCTGGTCTAGCTCTGCCCTGAGAGACTCCTTCTCACGCCTGCTCAGAACGCAACTCTTCTCGGCTTTTAGCCAAACGATATCTTCGAAAGTCATCATGTGATATTACCTCACCACGGTTTACGGCGTTATCATAAACCGCAATCATCATCTTGTCTTCCGTTTCTGTCTTACTCAATATATATGACTGTTTATCGAATGTACCGGAATCCTTGAAGATTACCGATGTCGGTAGCCCAATTGCTTTGATAATCTCCGGGCCTTTTGCCCCACAACTGAAGCAGTACATCGTGATCTTGTCGCCCTTGTCTGTAACCATCATGGACGGTGACTTATCCTGATGAACAGGACAGCAGGCCATGTACTTGTCTTTGCCGTGGCGCCTTACGCCATCAAGCCGCTCTAAGATTTGTTCCACTTTTCGCCCTCGCTATATTGAGATGTTTTATATACCCCATGACATCAGGATCAACCTGTGCCGCTGGTCTTGGCCAGTCTTTGGGTTCTGTTTTGAATTTTTTCTTGAAGGTGTGATAAATCCAGCCCCGCTGGTATCCCTTCTGGTGTGCGTACAATTGTAAACTGGCGAGCCACCTCCTGTGATCCTGAGCCAAGTTCATCTTTTGCAGTATCTGGTCATCGGTTATGATTTCCTTGGTTCTGCTTCTCTCATATCCGCACACACACTTCCCGACAAACATCCGGGTACATTGGGGACACTGTACTGGCTCGGCCTCTTTCTTTTCCTTCTTGACCAGCTTGCGTTCATTGTAGTTCTGCTCGCCGTCATCAAGAGACTCTGGGACAACATCTTCTGGAAACATTCCCAGCCTTTGAATATTACCGGCGTGATCGAGATAGATTGCCCGTTCCTTTCCCGGAGCGGTGCGCCAGATTCTCCCGGCGACCTGTACATTCCTGATGACAGATTTGGATGGTGCGCAATCAATCAAACACTCCACACCCGGATCATCGAAGCCCACTGTCAAAAGCCTTGAGCAGCAGCATACAGTGTATAGTCCGGCGTTAAATGCACGGTAGATGATATCCCGCTCCCCTTGATCCATCATCCCGTCAATGTGTATAGCTTTGATCCCAGCCTGATTAAATTTCTCTGTGAGTTGTTTGGAATGGGCGATGGACGGCGTGAAAGCTATTGCCCGCTTACCTGAAGCGTGGCGAACGTAGTTCTCGATAATGTCCCCAGCAAGCGTCTTGTCACTCATAAGAGCCTGTTCCAACCCCTTGGGATCGTAATCTGTACCGCCGGTTGCCAGTCTTTTCATCTTGACTGAACTGATGTTAGCCTGATGCCCGGCATAGTAGTCGGTGGGCGTTAAATAGCCCTTTTCGAGCAAGCCGCGTGTCGTAATGGGCACGATCAGGTCAGAGTAATACTTTCCTAGACCTTTCGAGTAAGGCGTGGCAGTTAAGCCAATATGGGGTA